TTCGTTGTTGATGTCTATATTCACGTTTTAACCACCATTTATAGTTGTTCCAATATTGTTTCATTGTACTAAGATCTTGACCAAATGTCAATCTCTCTTCGCAGTTTTCTCTCCAAATTTCTTGTACCCAGAGTCGAAATGGTTTCATATTAAGTCCACAGACTTTCACGGATTCTAATTAAACGGATCATCATCTCTTCATCTTCTTTGGCATAGTCTTTTTCTATCTTGTGAAGAATCTTATGAGCTTTGTCTTGTGTTTTCCTAAGTGCAGGATCCTTTGGTGTGCTGAAACTTAGCTTGCCACCATTAGCTTCACGCTGTGCTTCACAGGCCGCAGTCCACCCGCTGGCCTCGTATGGATCTGGACGATTGCGATAGGTAACGGTCCACCAAGTATAAAGCTCGATAATTTCTTTGGCACTAGTAGCTTGGTATGTAGGAACGGCTTCGTGTTTTTTATCCTCGTCAAGGAACTCTTCGTTAGTTAGTGTGCTAGCCCATTTCAAATATTCCATACCTGCTTCTGGACAGCGCCATGTGCGCCAGCGCAACCAACCACTGCGCCACCAAGGCACTTCAAATTCAGTCTTGGCTTCGTCACTCCACATGCAGTGATGCCATGCTTGCTCAATTTCCACAAAGTCTACTAATTCATTAAAAAGACATGGGAGAAAACGGTTCCCAACATCTGACCAAGAACCAGGCTTGATATCCCGAGGGTGAGCAGTAAGAGCATGAGAATGACTAACCCAACGATTGTTAATATAGTATCTGACATCATTTAGTTTATCCGGTATATAACAGACTATTGTTTGAAGGTAGTCCAATCCTTCTTCTGCGATCCACCAACGCACAGGGTGTGCGAATTTTGCAGTCGCTTCCCAAGCATCCCATTCTTCACAGGTGCCACAGTTGGGCTTAGGCGTACCTCGAATCCAATCTGCAAATTTTCCAATCGACCAATAATTGCTGCGCATTTTTATTCCTTAAGATTATACTGCCGAACAATATAATTATACTATCTTTTGAAAAACATGTCAAGATGATTGTTTTTTATAGATTTTGGATTATCGCCCACGACCTGCTGATTTCTTTGCGGGCTTATTGACATTGACCTGACTGCCATGTATACCGTGGTTGTCGTCTTTACTGTTTTTTTGACCACCTTGCTTTTGTGATGCCTTTTTCTTTTCAAGTGCTGCTTTTAAAAAATCACTGGTTGCCATGATAACTCCTATTCTGAAATAAATTCTGTAGCCATCGGGTATATCTTAGCGATCACCTCGGCACAGGCCTTGGCCACTAATTGATGTTCAAGTTGTGTACCATTGGCTGAACGTAGTTGTATGAAGTGTACCCAAGAACGCAAGGAACCATTCATATAAAGTTTACTAACTGTATTACCTTCTGGTAACACAGCACGAGCTTGTTCTTTAGCTATGCCTTTATCGACAGCCCATTCGTAGGTATCTTTTGCAAGTTTGATAAGTTCAAGCTGTTTATCTCGCCATTGGTCTTGTAACATTGCATCGCCAATTGTTGGTTCCAATGCGATTGAGTTCTGTCTGTTTTTTGGATCTTGCTTTCGTGCTTCTCTAACCACAAACGAGAGGTCTTGAGTAGGGTCAGCATATCGTTGGCTGAATTCTTGGAAACTAAAACTTCTGTGTCGCAAGATCTGTCGAGCAATGTCTCTTGTGGTAGTGATTTCGATACAGGCTGAGACCATTTCGAGTGGGCTCCAGTGTTGGTGTTTGACCAAGTATCTGATAAGTTTTTCTGATGTGTCTGAGTTAAGTTGATTGGAAGGGTTGCTGACACGGGCGCAATACGCAATGAGTTCCTGTGCATCTTTGACACCAATATCTGCAAATTCCTCTGAGGGCTGACTATAGGATAGCAGTCGAACATTCATTTATGATTCCTTTAAAATTTTCATTATCTTCTCTTTTTCAAGAAGATCCTTTTCCATCTCTATATATTGATTACGTAATTCTTTTAATTTGTCCCAGCGTTCTTCTAATTCAGGATTGGGATTTAGTATTCCTAAACGTTCTTCGATCTTTTCTAATAGGTTAGTTATGCTGTGACCTTTAATTTTAACATCACCATCAAAGTCTGCATCGCCTGTAACCTTTAGTGAGCCTTGAGTAGCTGGCGATACCCATGAAGTACCGGTGCCGGCACCGTAACCTAGTGTATATCCATTACCAGTAGTGCCAGTGGTTGTAATAGTATTAGGAACAGTGATTGACCCAAAACTTTGAATACCCCCTACAGTTAGTCCACTGCTGTTACTGGAGGTATAATAATTTGGATAACCTGCAGCATCGAGAGTGATGGTATCGGTACCACCACTCCCACCGATGTTTATATCGATGTCGGATAAATCGATACTGTCAGTCATTTAAGCTGCCTTGGCTTCTTTACGAGCGTTCTTTTCTACTGTGATTTCGTTACGACGAGCTTTAACTGCTTTTCCAACTTCTTGAAGTGCTTTGCGAGCACGAGTTCCTGCTGCGTTGTTACCAGCGGCAAATTTTGCATCTTCCGCTAGAAAGTTTTCAAATGCTGATTTTAATTGTTCTACTGTGTTTGACATAATGTTTTCCTTAAGTTATGTTCTACTACTTATAATAGTAATTGGTGTGGTCGGTAGGATTCGAACCTACAAAGGCTGTGTCTAAGACGTTGCCCCGTTCCCTGGTGCGTTTCACAACGGACTGGAGGTATGCCATTCCACTCACGACCACATGTATATTATATACTCTCGTTTCTACAGACGCAACCTTATTTGCGGTTAAATATGACTAGTTTATGACAATCAATTTTCAAAAAATTCCATTCCAAGATATCGTACGCTTTGGACAACGCACAATGTTGAGCCGTCCACTATTCTCCACCAGTTGGATTTTGGGCCGCTTCTGTAACTATAACTGTTCCTATTGTTGGCCGTATGCTCGCAGTGACAAACAGGATTACCAAAGTTTGGATGTTTATAAAAATACAGTAGATGAAATCAAGCGACAGGCTCGTGAAAATGGATTCACAGAATTCCATTGGAGTTTCAGTGGCGGCGAGCCTACTGCCTTTCGACAACTTCTAGAGCTAGTCAAGCACCTAGATGAAACTGAAAGTACATATCAAAGTATTCATATGACTACTAATTTGTCGCCCGGTAGCAAATGGTGGAACACATGGTGTAAGAACACTGAGATGTTACAACGCCGTAGTATCACAGCCAGCTTTCATGATGAGTTTGCCAAGGAACAAGAATTTGGCGACAAGTGTTTACAGTTGCAGTACGAACTAGTACATGTTACTATCAATCAAGTTATGGTGCCAGAGAAGTTTGACGAACTGTATGCTCGCTGTGTGAGATTTCACGAACGTGGAATTAACGTGACTCTTAAGCCGCAGAGTGATCCCACAGCCAGTAACATTGTAGATGGCTACACTGAGGAAATGATCGATTTAATGCAAACTGGGTTTCCACAACGTGCCAACGGCGATGATGTTTATCAAATTGCATTATATGATGCAGACAATACAGAATATCTATTTGATCAAGCAGAACGATTTAATGCTTTTGGATTTAATAAATTTCAACATTGGAGTTGCAATAGTGGATATCAAAGTGTTATAATAAGAGGTAATGAGGTTAAGAGATCATACAGTTGTCATGATGTGCCGCTAGGTACCCTCAACAAAGGATTTAATTTGTTTACAGAACCAAAAATATGTGTGACACCTAGCTGTGTAAGTTCAGCCGATTCTAAGATACCAAAAAATAAATGATCGATACTGTATCATCTATTAAAGAAAATAAATTTTTGGTTAAAGCTCAAGGGCCTAATAGCCTCGGATTGACTCGTCAATATATGGGAACTGATGATCTTGTTGCTCTTAGAAAAAATTTAAAGATACAGCCCTCCGATTGGAGATATCGAACTCGTCCGGTTAACTATACATTAAATTCTCAATATTATAGAACCAAACCTTTTGAAGAAATCAATTGGAGTGAAAGCGTGGTAATATTTGGTTGCTCAATGGTATTTGGAATTGGTCTTGATGACAGTGAAACTATCGATGCAGCATTTTATAGGCAAACAGGTATACCTGCAGTTAATATGGGGTCTCCCGGAACGTCTATGATGTTTTCATTATACAATTCAGCGATTCTTCACAAAAATTATCCCACACCCAAAGCCGTGATACAATTATGGACAGGATTAGATCGATGCACATATTTTGCAGATGGTGATATTATAAATTACGGATCATGGAATATTGAGGATCCTTATAATCGGGCATGGACGCAGAATGCGTCACACGCTGTAACTAATGCATTGATGTGTCAACTGATCAGCAAACAATTATGGAAAGATAAAACCAAATACTATGAAGCCAGCTCATTTGGAGCCACAGCCGAAGCTCTGGAGTGCGACATGTTAAGCCATGTAGATCAAGGTAGAGATGTTGCACACCCCGGTCATCGCAGTGCTGAAATCACTGCTGAAATTATTGCAGATAAATTAAAATTATGAATCTAGATTCTGACCATATTTTATTTTGGATGGATGCTATTAGGAATAGTCCAGATCCACACAGAACTTTAGAAAGTTTCTGGAAAGGGCAGATCAATAGTAAAATCTGGTTGATTCAAAATCTAAGAAAACAAATTAATAAGGTAGTATCTATAGATATTCATGGGGGGTGGAACGGAGTATTGGCTAGTTTGATATTTCAATCAAATATAATAGCCACTCATATTCGAAGTGTTGATATTGACCCGGCCTGTGAGGAAATTGCAAACACAATAAACAAAATAGAGCATATGGCTGGTAGATTCAGAGCAGTTACCGCAGACATGTGTGCTATTCGCAGTGACGCAGATGTTGTCATCAATACCAGTTGCGAACATATTACACAGGATCAATATGACCTATGGATAAGTGGAATGCCACACAACAGCCTATTGGTATTGCAGAGTAATAATTATGATATTCCAGAACACGTTAGAACAGCAAAGAGTCTAGAAGAATTCAAACAACAGTGTCACATTAATGTGATATGGGCAGGCGAATTAGAATTGCCTCTATACAAGAGGTTCATGATTATTGGAACTCCAGGATAGATTTAATAGATCCAGCGGAGTATTGTGTGGATTATTATTAAATTTATATCTGTCGGGCGGAGTATCGGGCAATATTAATCCTTGGTTTTTCCAAACATCTCTACGAATAATCTGATGTAAGAAGTTAGTAACACCGTCAGGAACGAAATCGCACCACGGCCCTGAACGCAATTCTTCCATGTCAATGTCAGTTTCATCACACCATTGTATGATTCTAATATCTTTATTTTCAATCCGAG